CTAGTTCATCACTAGGAAGTCGGAGGAATCCACCTTGCCTAAAGCGCATTAAAGCAAGTGTTGTCGCGTCAACCAAGTCATCATGCTCGCCTGACGGGAACGCCCCAATCTCATCAACCAATTCTTCAGCCCAACGAGTATCGGGAACCCACACTTTCCCAGAAGCGATTATGTCCGATACTGCGTTCAAGCGGGCAATTTTGTCTTGTCCCTTACCCGGCGTAAATTCTTGCACAGGTATACCCATGGCACGCAGTTCGTAAATGAGCGGGCCACCCGTGGCCTTCTTCTCAATCAACATGCCGTCTGGCTCCCACTCGTTGTACTCGTTTAGCACATCTTTCTTCAAGTCCACCCACTCCACACGCTTGCGGTAGGTGTTGAGTAATATGATGTTTGGGCGCATATCATCTTCTTCGCAGTTAAAGATGCCCCAAGTAGTCCCTGCTGAGTAGTCAGCCCGCTGTGTTTTCTCAAACGCCGTGTCCCATGTCTGCAAAATGTAGTCACACTGGGGCGCTCTTTCGTGCGGCCATATCTTCCACCAGTCGCGCTTGATAATCGCTGACTCATTTCCAACGGGATTTTGCTGATACTGAGCTTGCCACTTAGCATTTGGCAGTTCTTCGTGCAGTGCTTCGAGCTCTTCTTTGCTCCAAAACTCAGGCCAAAGTGGATTTCCAGAGGGCAAAATAGCCGGAAATTCAATCACTTCCCAGTCATTTTCACCCCTTAAAGCGGCGTTTTTAAGCACTTGACCGGTCAAATCGCGCTGTGCCCAGCGTGTCATCACAATAACAATCGACCCACCCGGCTGCAAACGCTGTCTAGGGCCAGATGTGTACCACTCATACACCTTGTCATAGATCTCTGGGCTACTTGCTGCCTGCGCAGCCTCTTGTTCTGAGTGTGGGTCGTCAATAATGAGCAGGTCAGCGCCCTTACCGGTCACCGTACCCCCCACACCAATCGCAAAATAGTCACCACCCTTGCTGGTATTCCACCGACCGGCTGCTTTTGAGTCCGCTTGCAGGTGCAAATCAGGAAATATCTCGCTGTAGACCTCAGAATCCACCAAATTTCGCACTTTTCGGCCAAAACCGACCGCTAATTCGCCTGTATTTGAGCTTTGAATGACTTTTTTATGTGGAAACTTGCCCAAAAACCAAGCAGGTAGTAAGTAGGAGGCAAACTCTGACTTAGTGTGGCGAGGAGGCATATTAATAATGAGACGCTTGCATTCTCCACGGGCTACCCTTTCAAAAGCTTCGGCCATCCGCTTGTGGTGTTTACCCGAAATAAAGGTTGGCCAGACTCGGGTTGTAAACTGAATGAATTTCTCTTGCGCAAGTTCCCGGTTTTTAAGTTTTTCCAGATGTATTAGCTGTTTCTCTAGTACGCGCAGGTCAGTATCTGTAAGCTTGCCCGTGTCGACCAGCCCTTCTAAGTCTTTCAATGAAATTTGTGCTTCACTCATGGTCAGGTACGTCTTCGCGGGTTTCAGAGTCTACAAGTTCTTCAGTATCCAGAACCTCCAACGGGGTTCCCAGTTGGGCATCCAAATCGTCAAGTGGGGTAATGTCTATCACGTCGCTGTGCAGCAGGCGTTTGATTCGCTCTTTGATTGAATTCTCAAGAGACTGGGATGTTGTGTGGTGCACAGTAATCTCACTGCGTTCAGTGAAGATGCCAATGTCTGAGTGCTTGCCGAGTAGCTCAAGAGCCTTGATCTCAATCTTCAGGTCTCCGCAGTCAGCTAGTTCAATTAGCTTGTTGGTAATCAGGTTCCGCGCTTGTTGCGCATCAGCAACAGCTTGAAAGTCGTACTTCTTTAGTATTGCTAGGGCAGCCGCAGCTTGACCGGATGACTTGATGTGCTTGGGGGTCTTGGCTGCTTTGGTAACCAGATCAACAACCTGCTTACCGTCCTTTTCGCTGAAGTCAATTCCACCACCGAGCTCTTTAATAAAGTCAGCAGTATTTACAGCAATGGCAATGGCATCCGTCTGAGTCTTAGGCGACTCTTCGGATACGTCAAAAGGAACAGGATGTTCCGCAGTAGGCTCTAGTTTAATCACCGGGTAAGCGCACCAATGAGTAATGAAGGCTGAAATGTAACATCGTTTTTAATTTTTTGCAAAAATTTTTTGTGGTTAGGGTTTTTACTTAGACCCGGGGGGTGTTCTGTATAGACGGGTTTATTTTTACTTGGCGGAATTTTAAAACGCGAGATCGTTTGAGCTCCACAGTGTGTATGGTATTTCTAGGATTCCTCTTGGGCTGTTTGGTGTCCCTGCCCCCTGTACCCTCTGACCTTTTGACTTTTTAAAATGATCTAACATTGTTAGATAAAACCCATAATTATTGTTCACGCTACATTTGATTTTCGGTGTTTTTTGTGGTATAATATACTCATGCAAACAAAATGATTGCATCGGTTCCTAGGTCTGACACCTAGGGTTTTATTAGAAGGTTAGAACGTATCATGGAAAATATTACAGTTACTCAAGTGTCTGAATTGTCATTGTCTGATTTGCGCAACAATGTTGCTGAAGCCGTTGTTAGGGCTTATGGTGCTGAGCGTGAATACGCTATCAAGGTTTGCGAAGTGTTCCCTTTCCCTTGGTATCTTGTCGAGCATAACGACAAGGGCGACGAAGCTAAGTTGGTTCACGCTGAGAAAAAGGAATTGTTTGCGGTTCTCAATAAGGCTAAGCATAGCAATCCCTCGACAGTTTGGGCACGTGTTCGCAAATATGCACAAGAACACATGGAACCCAAAACCCCTGACGCTGACGGCGTGATTGCACCAACTGACGCACCGGTAGGCGCTCGACAAAACCGCTCGCTGACATTACGTTTGGTTGAGGAATTGACGACACTTTACAAAGCTACAAAGAACGCTGATTCCCTCAGCGACAAAGAACGTCAGGCACAAACACACATAACGTCAGCATTGATTGCCATGGGTGTTGACGTGGCGACAATCGACTAAGGGTAAACCAAGGTAAGGGGAAACCCTTACCTAACATTGTTAGGTCAATCGGAGAAATGTTATGAAATACTGTACTCAATCAAGCGAAGTCTATCAAAAGCAAGATCAAGAAATTCAAGCCTTGCTCGATGAAATTCGCGCCACTGTACCGCCATTGGTAGCACTAAGGGGAAACGTTAGGACTAACCCCCATCGTGCTAGGGTCGCAAAAGTATTCAAAGAGTATCGTTTCCCTGACGCTTACCTGACTTCATTTTGGATTGCGTTTGCTGAGGGTAAACCCTTCCATCGTAGGTTATGGGATAAAACCTAACCCCTACCAACCTAACCCGAGCCCGCCTAGTGCGGGCTTTTTTTCGTCTTGACCTAACATTGTTAGGTCTTTTCTGATTGAGGTCTTTCTATGCCAGTTCTCAGGTAGGCGGTAGCCAATGAGGTCGATCTGTAACATTAGGTATTTGAGGGTAGCCTTTTCTATACCAGTTCTCAGGTAGGCGATAGCCAACGACCTAACAATGTTATGTTTTTTCTAATGTTACGAGCTAATGTTACGCACGTAACGCCCCGCAACCCGCATGAAACCTAGAAAGTTATAATGTTACGCGTTTTTCGGAAAGGGGTACGAGTTACAAAAGTTTTGAGGCAGTGACGTTGCTCAGAAGTGCAAAGTGTATTGCGCAAATAATAATTTTGGAGACCACATACCCTTTCTTAAAAAACACATAACATTATAACATTATATTAAAAAAACCTCATTTTCAGAGGAGAACCCCGTGTTACGTTTCACGTTACGTTTACCTAAATTTTCGTTACATTTCCCCTTTTTTCATAACGCACCCCCATTTGCTTTCATAACATCCCATTTCTGCCCCTCCACAATAACCCTACTGCCGACCCCACTTAAAATATAACATAACTTTATAACACTACCTTTCGTGCTTCCTCGAACAAGTTCGCGTCTCACTTTCGTCTCCCCCAAGACTAAAGAACTTGACTTTGACATAACTTTGTGGTATAATATAAGTTAGATGGGATAAAACCATCTAGGGGCAATCCCGCCCGTTAGAAGCACCCTAACATTGTTAGGCTCATTAGAAAGGTTAGATGTATGAATGATTGGAAAGAGTGCCGCAACTGCGGTGACGATATACACAGTGAGCGGTGGTCACTAGGCTACCGAGTCTGCCTATTCTGCGGTGAAGAAGCCGCCCGAGAAGAACGCATGAGTTGGTGCGTAGTCCAAGAATACGGCAAGGGCAACTACCAACTTGTTACACCTGCCAGCGCAAGAGTAACGCTCAAGCAAACCAACCAAAAAGAACTGAGGGGCTAACAATGTTAACTAGATGGGAAAAGCTCGAACGCATTGTTATTTTGTGTGCTTGCATAGTGCTTGCACTTGACCTACTTTATTGGAGACCCTAACAATGTTATCTAAATTCCTAATGACAGGATGGAGTAACCGCTTTGGCTATTGGGTGACTGAGGTTGCCGAGGCTAAAGATATAAGCACCGCAAGGGAACGCTTCTGCCTGAAGTACCCCACGCTGAAGAACGTAAAAGCCCTGCGCCTACGCGCACCCGCAGAACTAATGGAGTAATCATGAAAGAAAGACAGACGGGGCTCCATGCCTCAACCTATTATTTGCCACGTATCCGTAACCATGCAGATGCAAAGGCACGCCTCAAGAAAACCAAACCCATTCGCGGGCGTACACCCGAGACCGACAAACACGGCAGATCAAGCCCGACACCTTGCATACCGCTCGGCAGACGTGAGGACATTGACATCTATTCAATCCGAGAAGGTGAGAATGGGAACATCGAGTTGCTTAACTACCGCTCGCCCCTGCTCACGTTTACACCAGACGACAAGATCATCATTACACCTAAGTACACAGGACTAATGGAGTCAGGGATGATCGGTCGGGTGCTAGACATACCCGCTTGGCTAGACCGCAAGAAGGTGGGCATTATCCTCGGTGGTGAACGCCATGTGCTTAAACAGAATGGCTCACTCACATTAAGTTGTGAAGGCGGGTGCTTGAGTGTGCTTGAGAAGGATGTGGTTTACTCACACTACGTTAACCGCAAGGCATCTAACATTGTTAGGGCGCAATACTCAGAGTTCATGAAGTACTTTGGTGGTTTCCTCCAACTGCGCAAGAACATGGACACCAACGAACTGCGGGTATCCATGATGGAGATTGCCGACAACATTGGCTACGAGTACAAAGAGCGGGGGGTGTGGCAAGGCGGGAGGAACCAAGGGAGAACCGAGCAAGTGTGGCAACCCGCACTCGAATCTGTGAAGCTCATGGAGTTCAAGCCGCAGGGTTACAGATGCTTGGGGCTAGTACACAATACAAACCCAGAGGAGACCCTGTGGTACGCATACTCTAAGCAGTGCAAGAGTTTCTTTGCAGCGATACGCGATGACCAACCGGAAGATGGGAAGGTCGACAACTATTACCGCATGACTCTAACATTGTTAGCCCTGTCCATGCCGTACACGCACCGCAACCCACTGGTGGGGCATGACATGGATGTGGATATTCCAGTAAGCGCAGTCGAGCGGATGCTGGACAAGATCATGATGCAGTGGCATAGCGATGAGATGATCGAGAGAAGGCCGCTCAAACCGAATCAGTTACCCAACGACAAGTACGAGTCGTACATAACGAAGATGCCAACGCAAGAAGAGATTGATCGGTTAATACAAGCTAGGCAACCGCAACTTTAGTCAGACCCATGACGAAAGGACTTGACTTTACCATAACATTGTGGTATAATATAAGCTGATGTGGGAGAACCATGTCAAAAATGCAGAGTAAATCAGAAATCGCCTAACAATGTTAGGCACATTAGAAAGGTTAGATATGTCAGAGATCAAATTCGGTAAATCAATTACCCTCAAACAAGCCGCGAACCTGATTCGCACCAATCCTACTACGCGCTTTCTCCTACAAGGCGAGCCGGGTATCGGCAAGTCTTCCCTATTGGAGAGTATTGCTAACGGCTTGGGCTACGAGTACGCATACATAGACGTGCCGAACATGGACTTGGGCGACATTGCCATGCCTGTGATCGACCACGATACCAAGACCACTAGGTATTACCCTAACGCTAGGTTCAAGATTCATGAAGGCAAACCCCTTGTCATCATGCTTGACGAATTTTCAAAGGGCGCAGACCCCGTGAAGAACATGCTTCACCCTATGCTAGAGAAGGCTAACCCTAGACTAGGTGACATTCCACTACCGACCGATGGAGACAGACAGACCATTGTCTTTCTTACTGGTAACCTTTCAACAGACGGCGTGGGCGACAACCTGAAAGCGCATAGCCGTAACCGACTGGTTCCCGTAACGATCAGCAAACCCGATGCCGAGCAGTGGATTGAGTGGGCTATTGGTAAAGGTATCGAGCCCGAGGTGATTGCGTGGGTCAACCGATTCCCTCATGCAATGGCTAGCTACACAGACGCAGGGCAAGGCGACAACCCCTACATCTTTAACCCTAAGAACTCTCAGAAGGCTTTCGTATCACCACGCTCGCTTGAGACAGCGTCTAACATTGTTAGGTCACGCAAAGATAACGACCCTGAAACTGTGATTGCGGCTTTGTCCGGTGCTGTGGGTGAGTCAGCCGCTCGGGATATGCAAGCATACATTGAGTTCTCAGATCAGTTGCCGACATGGGAGTCAACGATCACGCATCCCAAGACAACGGCAATACCTACGTCAGCGGGTGCATGTGCCATTGTGGTATTCGGTGCGATTGCTCGGGTAGACAAGACAACCATTGCCCCATTCATGGAGTACCTACAACGATTCGATGCAGAGTGGCAAGCGGTGTTCGCTATCAACATTGCCAAGACACCAAGCAAACAGAGTATTGCGTTCAGTTGCAAGGCGTTCGCTGATTGGGTGGCTAAGAACCATGACCTTCTCTAAGAGAATTGGTAACGCATTTGTGCGTAGGCAAACGACAGTAGACAAGAGCAAGCATGACCCGAAGTTCAAGGTAGTTGTTGCTCAACTCTACTACACAGGCAAGTATGAATTAGTTGACGCTAAGGATTACCCAAGTGCATTTACTGAAACCCAAGAAGTTATATCAGTGCATGACACGTTTGAAGAGGCGAAGTTATTTGCCGACATGATTAACAAGCAACGACATTTAGAAGGAACCTAACAATGTTAGAAGAACGTAAATTACAGAAGGCCAAGATCACGCTCATGCGTAATCCTAAGTTCGCCTTACTCCAAGGTGTGATGATGGTTGGCCGTACTAGCGTAGTGGATGACATACCCACTGCATCTACCAATGGTAGGGATGAGAAGTATGGGCGTAAGTTTGTGGCGGCTTTGACCGATAAAGAATTGGCATTTGTCGTGGCGCATGAGGTGTCACACAAGATGTACAGACACTTGACTACATGGAAGAAACTCAATGACGAGAATCATAGCCGTGCCAACAGTGCTTGTGACTACGTTATTAACCTGATGCTTCATGAACTCGACCCTAACGAGGATGTGATCTCCATGCCTAAGTACAAGGATGGGATTATGAAAGGTCAGCGCATGGGACTGTATGACCCACAGTTCAAGGGCATGAACTCCAAGCAAGTGTTCGACCTACTCGAAGAGAGCGATGGGGGTGGTGGGTTCGATGACCACGATTGGGATGGTGCGAGAGAGATGAGCGAGGAGGAGAAGAAAACCCTTGAGCGTGAGATCGACCAAGCTATTCGTCAGGGTGTCATGGCACATGAGAAGGCACATGGCAAAGGTGCGGGTGGTATCGGGCGTGAGATTGATGAACACTTGCAACCCAAGATCAACTGGCGTGAAGAACTACGCGAGTATGTGAAAGCTACATGCAACAACAAGGACACATCGTCATGGCGCAGAGTCAACCGCAGATACTTGTCTGCCGGTATGTATATGCCGAGCATGATCGGTGAGAAGGTTGGACACATCGTAGTAGCCATAGATACATCGGGCTCCATCGGTGGGCGTGAGCTTGACGAATTCTTAGCCGAGGTGAAAGGCGTGGCTGAGGAAGTCAACCCCGAGATGGTTGATCTTATCTATTGGGATGGCTCAGTGGCAGGGCATGAGAAGTATGAGGGTGCGGAAGTATCTAACATTGTTAGCTCGACCAAACCCAAGGGTGGCGGGGGCACTGACCCTAGTTGCGTATCTCAATACTTGCGTGACGAGGCTATCAAACCCGAGTGCATCATTGTGTTGACCGATGGCTATGTACCGAACTGGGGTAGCGAATGGACAGCACCGACTATGTGGGTAATCACAGGAGGTAACGATGCTGTTGCTGACAATGGTAGAACGATTCACATTATGGATTAAGGGAGGCAGTATGGTAATAGTAGATATTGGATACAAGAAGTACATCATGCCCAAAGAGAAAGCCATGCAGTTAGTGGAAGTCTTAGAAAGCGCAGAGATATACGAAGAGAAGTATTGGAGTGAGGACAGGCGCAAGGAGTTGGGTATGACTGAGCCGTACACCTACCATGTGTACCCGAACGAAGCCAACTTCAGTATGCAAATCATAGGCGACAGTAAATATCAAATGGCTAGATTAGCCGGTAAACCACAGGAGAACTGAAATGACACCCGAAGAAATGAAGAACGAAGGTATACGAATCGTTACGCGGTTCGCTGAGCAAGAAGTTTCTAATGGCGAGGGCATGGTTATCTTAGCTATGACCTTGGCTCATACATTTAAGACTAACAAAGTATCCAAGTTCGAAGCAATCAACCGCTTTGCCACAATCGCAAACCAAGTATATGGAGAACCAAAATGAGTATTAGTGCATCAGCAGTGTTAGTGGAATTGAACATCAGCGTGTGGCCTGCATCAAAGCTAGACCGCGATACAACGGCACAAGTGAATACTGACGCATCAGCAGTCGTAGACGCAGCGCGTGTCCACAAGAACCTATTCGCAGGTACTAACTTGCGTAAGGAGATCGAGAACTTTGCCGCCAAGGTTAGGCTCTATCACAATCAGCGAACGCTACCATGGGCAGACAAGGGCGAGCGTATGTTGCCGACTGCGTTGTTTATGGAATACAAGCAGACCATGAACGCATACGAGCAGACGTTCAATGCCATGTGTGGCTCATTCTTTCACGCATATCCTGAGCTAGTGAAGGATGCACCTACGCACCTAGGCAAGATGTACAGAGCCGAGGACTATCCCGACCTTGAGGATGTGAAGCTGAAGTTTGGGTTTCGTAGAACAGTCAAGCCTGTGCCAGAGGCGGGTGACTTTCGCTTGGACATACCTGCGAATGACTTAGCCGAGATGCAAGCAGAGTTCACTGCACAACAAGACAACAAGCTAGCTGACGCTATGCGTGAGCCATGGGAGCGGTTACATGAAATGCTAGTAGGCATGTCTAAGAAGCTCGACGACACATCGGGTGGTAAGAAGCGATACCACGACACACTGGTGAGCAACCCGCTAGAGCTTTGCTCATTGCTTACTAAGATGAACATCACCAACGACCCCAAGTTGGAGGAAGCACGCAAGGAACTAGAGCTAACAATGTTAGGTACTAACATAGATGCAATCAAGGAAGACGAGCACCATCGCACCGAGGTCAAGGCCAAGGTAGATGCAATCATTAAGAAATTTGAATGGTAAGGAGTAGATCATGGATGCAAGCACCGCAATGACATTGAGTAACGTCACCATTAGCGATAAGCTATTGTGTGGTAGGCGTAAGAGTGACTTTGACTTCGCAGTGGAGAAACCCCTGCACGAGATCATGTGGAAGGTTATCACCGAGAACCCGACATGGGAGTTCAAGGTACATGAGTATTACGGACAAGTTAAGAGTGAGACCATGGATACCCGCCCACGGATCACAGTTTCTAAGTTCGCAGTATTCAAAGATGGAGAAGAGATCGGCAAGATCGACCGAGACTATCGCTACGATCAGGGTGGGCATGTGTTCTCTATCACTAGCAATGCGATCAGAAACGAGCGTGAGCGTATAAGTTCGTATCGCACTAAGGATGCTAAGAAAGCCCTAGCCGCTATCAAGAAAACATTCAGTAACAAGAGTGTAGGCGAGCGTGTGAACGAAGCGTTGGCAGAAGCTAACCGAGTTGTTGGCAGACAAACAAGTCGCAAGCGTGGAGATCATCAGAGTGCTTTGCATAGTCTAGTACCGCTTATGAAAGCGTTTGCGTTTGTACAACACCCTGACGAGTTTAAGAAGTATGCAGTAATCAGTGGACAGGCGCACAACCTAGCCAAACTACGAGAGGCGGAAGCCGAGATGCTTACTGTTACTGACATAGAAGCTAAGTTTAAATCAGATAAAGGTACGAGCCTAGTCTTACTATCTAGTGGAAAGTACTTAGTTAAAACAGGTGACGATATACAACTTTACGATGATAATACACTCCCACTTGACATGAGAGGTAAGTTGGGTATGTTGAAATTAGTAGAGCCTGAGCAGATGATTGAGGGCGTGGGTTGCCGAGCCACTACCGAAGTCTTTGTCTTACTTACCGCAGAGCGGGAACTGGCATAGTGAAACAGGCTAACAATGTTAGGAGAATCTAAATGAAAGACGAAATGAAATACCAATCCAAAGCAATCCCACTGAGGCCATGTACTGACCCAAAGTTTAAGTACCGCAATGCTTCACAGACTGACGTACGTAGAACATGGCGAAAGGCCCGCCTACTTATGTTGCTAACCAATGGGGCCGCTTATGAAAGCCGTACTTGAGTTTCAGTACCCCGAAGACGAGTACAAACTAGAGCACGCACTAAAAGGTACGCAGTACTACGATGCACTGTGTGAGATAGATATAATACTTGCCGCTCCGTATACCAAGGCAGACGCATACGGCAGGATTAAAAAAGTAATTTTAGAAGTATTGGGGGATACATGAAGGAACCTGAACTCAACATGTGGGAGAAAGCTATGGGTTGGCGTAAACGTCAAATGGTCAAAGCTCAACTCAACGAGGTATCCGAGAAGATACGTAACAACACGCTAGAAGAAGTAGTGCAAGAGTTTGACATGATGAAAAATGGTGGGGATACGTCAGCATCCTTTGCCGTATTTGTACGGGGAATGAAAAGATAATGCCAAGACCTAAACCGCCTGAGCCACTTAAAGGTCGCAACATGCGAATGTCTGATATTGAGTATCTTATGTTTATAGAATTAGGAGGAGCCGAATGGCTAAGAAAACATGTTAAGCAAAAAGCAAAGTACCCAAAAGGATACTACGAAGCCCTTGTCAAACAAAGTGCTGACTCAGGAAGAGCTAATGGCGTGGTGGCCGTTCACACGACTAGACCCGAAGCGATTCCCCAAACTAAAGAAGCCACAACAGGATTATGAGGAGGCAACATTTTGAACACAGGAATTGAGTATTTAAAGTTAGAGAAGAAACGCAAGGGGCGGGGGCTTGGTAAGAAACCCGCATTAACTTGCACGAGCTTGCGACTGCCGAAAGAGGTGATGGATTATTTCGACACCAACCATCGAATGTCAAAGCAAGCCAAGATGAGAGAAGTTCTTACCGAGTACGTTAACAACCAAACAGGAAATAAACCATGACAATCAAAAAAGTAACCAAAGCCGCACAAGTGCGTAACTACGTAGCCAAGAACCCAAAGGCCAAACCCGCAGAGGTAGCCGAGGCTATTGGCGTTGGACTTCAGTACGTATACACAGTGCTGTGGAACGCAAAGAAGAAAGCCGGAGTGAAGGCAAAGAAGACTACGCTTACGCTACCTAAAATAAAGAAAGGGATGGCTGAGCATAAGAAAATTATGGATGAGACGATAAAGGGTTGGAAAACTCTGTCCATTACTTCATCAAACACACCTATGCAGATCGAAATGTTCGACCCAGTAGACCATCCTGCCCATTACAAAGTAGGTGGAATCGAAACCATCGACTTCATCGAAGCAAAGAAGCTCAACTACAACATCGGCAACGTGGTGAAGTACCTGACTCGTGCCGACCACAAAGGCAACAGGATGGAGGACTTGCGCAAAGCCCAGTGGTATCTGACTCGTGAGATCAGCGCACTAAAGTAAAACGACCTAACAATGTTAGGGTAACCCCCAACCGCCTTCGGGCGGTTTTTTTACGTCTGTACTATTGACAAAGTAAAGTGATGTGCTATATTGACTCCATAAACAACTGGAGTGTTAGATGGCAACCACACCTGAAGCCAAGGTCAAAGCAAAGATCAAGGCAATCCTCAAAGCCCACAACGTCTACTACGCCATGCCTATCGGCACTGGATACGGAAGCAGTGGCGTTCCCGACTTTCTCTGTTGCGTTAACGGCCACTTTGTAGCTATCGAAGCCAAGGCTGGCAAGGGTAAGACTACCGCACTACAAGAGAAGAACCTTAAGGCTATCAACGAATCCGGTGGCGTAGCCGTGGTCATCAACGAGAATAATGTTGATAAGTTGGATAACTGGATAACCAATGGGTGCAAAACAATATGAACATCATTACAGTTGACTTTGAGACGTTCTACTCCCGCGAGGTAGGCTTTGCCAAGCAGACTACCGAAGAGTACATCCGTGACCCACAGTTCCATGTCGTAGGGGTATCAGTGCAGGTAGATGACGGAGAGCCAGAATGGTTTAGCGGAACGATGGTTCAGACTGCCGAATACCTCAAGCAATTCGATTGGGCAAATTCACTGGCACTAGCCCACAACGCCATATTTGATGGGGCAATCCTAAATTGGCACTTCAACATTAAACCAAAGGGTTGGTTGGACACACTCTCCATGGGCAGAGCCTTGCATGGCACTAACGTAGGGGGCAGTCTCAAGGTGCTAGCGCAGTACTACGGCATAGGCGAGAAGGGTACAGAAGTTGAGAACGCCCTTGGTCTGAGACGGATCGATTTTTCCCCCGAGCAGTTAGCAAGGTATGGGGAATACTGCATGAACGATGTAGCCCTGACATGGCAGTTGTTTGGCAATATGAGCAAAGACTTTCCGCAGATAGAGCTGCGCTTAATTGACTTAACCATACGCATGTTTACAGAACCGACACTGGCGCTGGACTTGCAAGTACTCGGTGACCACTTGGAATCGGTAAAAGATTTAAAAGCAATGGCGCTAGGCGCGTACGAACTAGGCGACTTGATGAGCAACCAAAAGTTTGCAATTATGTTGCAGGCCGCTGGTGTTGTACCGCCAATGAAGACTAGCCTAACCACAGGCAAAGAGACTTACGCGTTCTCTAAAACTGACGAAGAGTTCAAAGCCTTGCTTGAGCATAAAAATCCCGCAGTGCAGGCGTTGGTAGGCGCACGCCTTGGCACGAAGTCGACCATCGAGGAGACGCGAACCGAAAGGTTTATTGGGATTGCCAAGCGAGGACTTATGCCAGTTCCCTTGCGATACTATGCCGCTCACACAGGGCGGTGGGGCGGTGATGATAAGCTCAACCTACAAAATATCCCGCGCAACTCCCCCCTGAAACACGCTATTTTTGCGCCAACAGGATACGTGATGATCGACTCAGACTCATCGCAAATTGAAGCCCGTACGCTAGCATGGCTTGCGGAACAAGACGACTTAGTGGAGGCATTTGATCGTGGCGAGGATGTATACAAAATCATGGCATCTGCTATCTATGGCAAGGACATCTCGGAGATTACGAAAGACGAGAGATTCGTTGGTAAGACCACTATCCTTGGTTGTGGGTACGGGATGGGGGCGGCAAAGTTTCAAGCGCAACTCAAGAACTTTAACGTGGAGATTACATTGGGCGAAGCGACACGGATTATCGACACGTACCGCACAACGTATCCGAAAATTACTGCACTTTGGAAGAAAGCGGGCCTAGCCCTTGAAG